ACACTGGTCGCTTTGACCCCATAGCCGCCCGTTGCATAGCTATCCCACTTGTCCCACTTGTTGTCGCGCACGCTAGGGTCGCGGTCAGTAGGCAGGCTGTCCCAGTCGATGCGGCAAGCTGTGTTGGCTAGGTTGACGAGGTGCTCGATGTCAAGCTCCTCGCGGTCGCTGTGCTCGTAGTTGTAGCCACACGAGATGTTGGTGCACTCGGGGATGATGTCAACGAACTCAGCGGTGTCGGTGTACACACCGCCATCGCATGGCATGTAGAGTAGCTTGTCGTTGGACTGCGTGTTGAACTTGTCAGACAGCGCCTCGGCAAACGCATCGGAACAGCAACGACTCCAACCTTGATGCGTGATGACATCCGAATACCCACGGCGGTCGAACGCAACAGCGCGGTCGAACTGAGCAAGCAAGTCAGCGTGCTTCTCTGCAAGATGCGTAGCACCATGACCCCCACACTCCTCGCCAACAGTGAAGATGTAATACGCAGGCTTGCCTTGTGTGATGAGCTGCATGAGTATGGCGATACCCGCACCATCATCTGCACCGAGAGGCGCACCGCTTGCATACCATTTGCCGTGTGTCTTGCGTATCTTGTTGGGACCGTCAGCACGATGCACAGTATCGACATGCGAGACGAACAGCGTGCGGTGTAGCGGCGTTGTACGCAGGTCAACATGCACATTGCCAATGGCATCAGTCGTGTGGCCAACACCAGCAGGCAAGTGGTCGATGATCCAGTCGAGCATGAGACGCTCGCCTAGTCCCTTGTGTGGGCGCTTGATTGACAGAGCACGAGACAGAGCTTTGTTGAGAATAGAATTTTTACGCATGGAAGTTTCTCCTTAGTTAGTTGGTTGGTCTTGGTTGATTTCAGGGGCGACATCGGGATGGAACTTCTCACCGAACAACTCTACATAGTCGGTGTCGTCGGTGTACCAGTTCTTGGTGTGCTCGCATTGCCAGCAGTCTTCCTTGAGTTCGTAGCGCTCGGTGTCCTCGGCGTAGCAGATAGCTCTGTCATCGCTGTCGTAGTACCCATCGCATGACTCGATGTACACAGCATCGTCAATGTGTGCGTAGTCACCATCGACCAGCTCAACGATGTCGTTGTCGCTGAGATACTCTACATCGTAGTAGTCATCACCGACATACACAGCGGCATCGTTGTCCACATAGTACTGATTACGGTTGCGACCATACACACGGGTGTAGTCGGCATCACAACAGCCACAGCAGACACGGCGGTCTTCCCAACGACCGACCCAGTACGAATCATCCTCATCCATTGATTCGCCGCAGTCCTCGCACTGCTCGCGGTTGGCGTCAGCTGTCGTGCCGCTGGTCTGGTCACACTCGTGGTCGCCGTCATCGGTAATCATCAGCGTACCCCGTTCGTACACATCAGCACGCTGTATGCCGCCATCAATGTATGGCATGAGATACCCACCGCTGACAGAGTAAGCCTTGACGAGCACACCATCCCAGTCGCTAGCCTTGTCGATACCCTGCGCTTTGAGCCATGCCTCGAGCATCTCATCGGCGTGTGAGTAGCCGCCCTCGGGACAACGCTTGTAAGAGCGAACGAACCAACGAGCATCACCGCTACTGTAGATAAGCGCACGACCATCAATGCGACCTGCGTTGACACGCACAGCCACGCCCCAACCAAGCGACGGGTCATACACATGGTAGGGGTGACGGCGCACACCATCATCGCAATGGATGTTGAATGTGGCGGACATGCAGCTACGGGGTCCGTTGATAGCGGCATCGACAATCTCCTCGACTGTCGTGCGTATGGACATATCACCAGACGACACATACAACGCAACGATGTCGCGTACCTCATGGTCAGGCATATTGAAATGCCGAGTGAGATACTTACCGATGGTCGTCACAGTATGCTTGTTGGTCATACCCTTGGCTTCGTTCTGCGTGTACGCAATACGATTGGGGTCAGTCTCTGCACGATGCGGCCACTCAAGCAACAGCTGTTGCCAGTCGATAGGCCTGTGCAAGCCGAACACCATTGCACGCTCGATGGCAGGATGCAAGCGATAGGTTTGGAACGAATGACGGAACCACTCGCGACCCTGATAGGTCTTCTCATAGTCACGCATATACCTGCCACGAGATGGGCACCACACATCTACGGGATGGGACTTGTTGCCCGCCACAATCTCAGCAGATGTGAGGAAGATGTCGAAGTAGAACAGCTTGGCTTCAGTTATTGAATTGAACTTCATTTGTTTCTCCTGTTAAGTTAAGACTGGGGTGACGATTCACCCCAGTTGGTTTGGTTACTCAATCTCCACACAGTCGGGCGTGTCTTGACGCTCAAGCATCGCAACCTGCAAGCCTGTGTAGTTCGCTATCGTGAGCACAAGGGCTGTGCGTAACTCGTTGAAGTCACGCTCACTCATGTACCCGTCGTTGTTGTTAAGCGTAGCGAGCACGGCAAAGTCGCCGTTCGCTTTCGTGTGTCCGATAGTTACTGTCTTCATTCCATCTCTCCTTCAATTAAGTCATAAACTGTGGGCTCCTCGCCCCATACACCCTCTCCCCTTTCTTGCATACGCCATGCTTCGCGTATTGCTTTGTCATGTGCGATGTCTGCATCCTCTGCATCGACCTCGACATATGCGTAGTACGACAAGCGTACTCGTGCTGTGAACTTCATGTTGCTCTCCTTTGTTTGAAATTAAATGTGCCGAGGTGTTGCGTACCCTCGACCTGTGGTTGAAACCAGTTGATGTCGTAGTCCGTGTCGTGTGATACAGGCACGAGGTACAAGTTGTAGGCGAGCTTCTCCCTGTCCATGAGCTTGAGCAACTGTTGCAAGTTGCGCTCATCGTTGGTCGTTGCCCATGTCGCCGCACTAGCGGCGAAGAAGTGTTGGTCTTTCATATCTCATTCCTTCCATTCAAGTTGAACACCACTGCCGTTGTAGTTGCCGTAGTCGTAGTTGGTCATCACAAGCACCTCGATTGCGTGCTTGTCTGTGTTCACCCACATACCTAGCGGCACATACCCATTGATGTGACGAGACAAGTCACTAAAGAGCAACCTGTTCTTGTCCATGTCTACCTGTGCAACCATGCGTTGCTCGCCGTTGCTGTCGTATGCACGACCTGTTTTCCATTGATGTGTTGTCATTTGCTTTCTCCTGTGTATGCGTTGATGCCGAGGCGTTCTTCGAGCGAGATGATGCAGTCCTCAATCGCGCCCTCTGCGTCTTGTGTGTTGCCCTCTCGTATGTCGTAGAGTGCGGCGTTAAGCTGTTCCCATACCACCTGTAATGTGGCGCGTTGTTCTTTTGTCATTTGCTTTCTCCTTGTGGTGCCCACTTGCGATAGGCGGTTACGAACAAGTCACCAAACGCACCTTCAATCTTGCGTCTGTTGGCTAGGTCTGCTTTGATATACGCATCGGCTAGTGCTGATGCGAACCCTCCCTCACGGGGCAGGTAGCGTGTTGCAATCTTTTGCAGTTCTTCGTTTGTGAATGTCATTTGCTTTCTCCTTGTGTTAACTCTGATGGAATATCTACCTCGTGACCTAGCTTGCTTGCCACATAGCACCGCATGGCGGCGATGAGGGGTGTTGTGCCTGACTGAATAGAGTTGTTCCCTCTGTCACCTGTGCTTGAGTCCCACACATTGCCAGAGCAAAACAAATCTAACTTCTCACGCTCAACAATCGGACCGCCTTGCCACCAGCTACCGCTTGGGTTGTATGTCCAGTCCACGAAGTAAGCGAGTGTCGGGTTCTGCACACGCACCACCCACCTATCGTCTGACCCGTCTGCGAGTCATCAGGTCTGCCCAAGCGTGGGCGATACACCCTGTCACCTTCGGCTTGCGCCACCGCCCAGTTGAGGGCGTGTCCTGTCAGTTCACTTGTCTTCATTTGCTACCTCCTGTTGTAATGCCGCGCCATGAGATGGCGATGTAGTTGCGTCGCTCGTTGTCCCACTCGAACAGGGCTACGCCATACCTGTCGTTGTGTTTGTTCCACGCATCACGCTTTAGTTCGGCATCGAGCAAGACCTGCGTTGCCTCTCGCTTGCTGTCGCCCAGATAGATGATGCTGGTCATACCGCATGGTGCGTTGAGGGTGTCTACCCTGTCTACTCTGTACTTCGTACTCATTTGGTTTCTCCTTCGTTGATAGCTTTGTGAAACCACCTTTGTTGGTCTTCGTCAAGACGCTTGTATGCGGCGACCGCATCTTGTATCTCGAACATTTGCAGGTAGTGGTGAACGGCATTGCCTTTGCCGTGTAAGCACAGCGCCATGCTGACAGGTTCAGCCTTTTGCTCAAGCTCATCGAGCATACAGCGCAGTTTCCACAGGTGCTGTTTCAGTTGTTCTCTTTCCATTTGCTTTCTCCTGTTTCGGATAGTTTGGTTGTCTAGCCGCTGGCAGTATCGGGATAGGGCGCGGCGTTGATGGATTCCATCTCGCATGGATTCCATGTGGATTCCCTATCCCCTGTCGAACTGGGGTTACTGTTCACCCCAGTTGTCGTAGGTCTCCCGTATGAACGGGACTTTGCGTTTACCTTTCGGTTTGTGTGGCAAGTCATAGAAGGCTTGCGTTATGGCGTTTCGAATCTTCTCGGGCACGAGGTCAGACCAATGCTTCAGGTCGTTCGGGTAGGGCTGCTTGCCCTGCGCCTTGCGTTCCTCTTGCGCCATGTTTGGCGTGAGCTTGCGTGCCTTGTATGTTTTTATAGTTTCGAGTGCGCGTTTGATGACGGCGTAGTACGCATTGAATACCTCTTGTCGTTGGGCATTGTCCTTGTCATGCGCCAACGATGAACGCACGCTTAACTTCTCACGCTGTGCCTCGGTCATGATGGCAGACCACCACTTATCGACCTGCGCTTCTCGTCGCCCGTTGTTTGCGCGTCGCATCTGCTGCTCTCGCACAGTTTTATAGATGCCTTCACGCACCAGAGGTTGCACCTTTGCGTATCGTTTCGCAAGGTAGTTGTGCAGTTGTTTGGCATCGAGGTGCATGAGGTGAGGGTATCTATCCTTCATTGTATAACTCCATTCAAAAAGTGTCCGAAGATTGTACCTGATTCGGACACCACTTCCGACAGCCGCTAGCCCGCATGGTTGCTGGGAATATTGAAAAAGTGGACAGGTATCTAGTTGTTTTCCAAAAGCCAAAGGGGGAGAGCTTAAAAGAAAGTCTTTGCTCGCGGGGAACTGCTCACCCCCCACACTACTACTACTACTACTAATAATATATATTATATATAGATAGGTGTCCACTTTTTTGGAATCGCTAAGTTTCATGCGGGTTCGCCGCTGTCGGGAGTGGTGTCCAGAAACTATGTAATCTTCGGACACCACGGACAGTGATACTGGGGTTAAGGTTCACCCCAGTTGAAGGGTAAGCTGCCCTGCTTTGAGCTTGGCAAGCTCGCGCTCGAGGTGCCAGACATCGGCGCACACGATGGTCTCGGTTGTGCCTACCTTGTTGATAGTGGTGAGCCAATACCTGTCGTTGCCGTGGCGCTTGCCCTTGGGGTAGTAGGTCTGCACGCACCAGAGTGCGCCAGTATGGTCACGGAATTGCTCGGCTGTCTCGATGACGGGGTTGCTTGTGTTACGCATTGTCTTCCTCCTGTGCGTTGACGATGATGAGTGTGAGTTGGATACCGATGATGAAGGGCGAGCCAATGGCTAAGAGTTGCCAGAGGTAGCCGCCCATTTCTTCTATGCCCCTCAACCCGATGAAGGTTGAGATGCACAAGGCTTTGAACAAGAACATATTGAAGATGACTTCTTTTGCACGCATGGGATTCTCCTTATTCGTCTGCGTTGAGGGCTTTGCGAGCGTAGTGCTCGATGATGTGTTGCGGGGCTTCGACTGCTTGCGCTAGGTTGACGATTGCCCAGTAGTCCTGCTTGTCCATTTCGTATGGCAGGGCTGTGTGCTCGAGGTGCATGACCAATCTGAGCAGAGTTTCAAGGGTAGGTTTGTTGAGTGTCATGGGGTTCTCCTTTGTTAGACATGGAATGAAACAGCGGCCAGCCCTCGCTGGCACGCCACTTTGAAAAAACTGGGGTGAAAGTTAACCCCAGTTCAGATAGCGTTGAGCAACGCGATAGCGGCTTTGATTTGCTCGGCCTTGGTCTTGCCTTCGAACTGAGCTATAAAATCATTAGCCATTGCACGATGCTCACGGCTCACACGCATATGCTTGACGGGCGGCTTGCTGGGCTTGCGTGCCGCACGAGCTTGACGCACACCAGTTGCGACATCGACCAGATACTTGACCCTGTTGTACTCGCTCGAATCCTTCTTGAACACGAGCTTGCTTTTGTCACGCTGACTGGGGTGAGGATTAACCCCAGTTTTCTCGTGGACATACACAGTTGCAAACACCTCAATGTCTGCGCCAGTAATGCCCGCTTCGACAAGCGTGGTTGCAAAGTCCTCGGTCTCTATCTTGCCGAACACGCTAGAGGCTGTTGTGTAAGCCTTGCGGTTTGCGTTGATGAATTGCTGGATAAGTTTCTTAACTGACATAGTGTTCTCCGTTTCGGATAGTTGATGAAAGCGTCGGCGTACTGCGACGACCGACACATTCAGTATCCCTATTGGGGGGAATCTAAACTTCCAAAACTCAGTTTTGCTCGACCCCACCCACTCCCCACCACCCCAAATACAATGCCCAGCCCCGTAGCCCTTCAAACACTGTTTCTCACCCGCACCGAGCATTTCTGTAATACTTCTGTCTACGCAGCAAACAACAACGGCAAAATCTTTTAATACACAAAACGCCCAGACCCCAGCAACCACGCCATTTCTAGGAAATTTTTTTAATTCACTTGGGTCCCATACCCACCCCAAAAATTTTCTATAAAATTTGAAAAAACCTCCTGTCTAATGCTAGACTGGGTTCGTTGGGTGTTAAGCCAGCATTCGAGGATGTCGACGCATACAGTTTTCTGGCTTTCCTGTTTGCCTTGTTGAAGACCAAATCGAGCCCAACGCCAAAACGCATGGGGATTTATCCGGTGCTACGGATGGAAGGGTCGCTGAGAGCAACGGGCGGCACTTTCAAAGTCCCCAGCCGTGTTGGTGGAAACGGATTAGCCCCGTGGGGTTTTTTCTTGTTCAGTTGCGGCCCCGACCCTGCTTGATGGGAGCCACCAACAAATAAAAAAACCCCCAGCCATTTCTGACTGGGGGTGAAAGAGGTCCCGGAAAAAGACCCACATAGGAGAAGCAAATGAAACACAACCGTGAGGTTGCAGACAAATGCGTAAGTAGTATATACTGCGACGCATCACAACGCAAACTGGAGCAATGAGTGTTTGAACACTTGATTGACTTTGAGCCGCCCGTTGAGGCTCACCCGGGTCCCACCCCTGTGGAAAAGCTCAGTGCTGCCCAAACGATCGACGCACAGATCAAAACGGCAGACTGGCTCAAGGCTATGGGAGCCAAGGACGACGAAGAGATCAAAACCGAAGCGGACGTCAAAGCCGCTCGCGAAGCCTTCACTGCGCTGACTACAGCCGCGCCCATTCAGGAGCAACACTCCGCAATCACCCAACTCCAAGCGCCAGCAGCTGTGCGCCATCTGACCGGCATGCTCACCGCATACGACTGGGAATTTGTACAGCAAGCTAAAGAACTACGCGGCTATGCCGTCGCTAAAATCTTGGAGGAGTGCGAGCACCCCACCGCCAGCATCCGCTTGAAAGCCCTCCAACTGTTGGGCAAGGTGACAGAGGTTGGACTGTTCACCGACAAGATCGAGGTCCAGAAAATAGACCTGACAGAAGACGAGATCGACAAGAAGCTAAAAGAAAAGCTGGCCAAGTTCATGAATGTGAGCGACGCCGAGGTGATCGACGTGGAACCTGTGGAAGAAAAAGACATTGATACCGGTAACCCGGCACCCGCAAGTGCAAACACAGAAAATCCTGACGCCAGCTGAAGCTGCGGCACTCCACGCCAACTTGTCCAAGCTCACGCTGGCCGAGAAGGTAGAGGCGTTGGAGCTGCTTGAGAAGTCTGCGGAGCACAAGGCGCGTAATCTGGCGCGTGGCGACATGATCGAGTTCGCCAAGCATGTCTATCCGGGGTTCAAGGTGGGTCCGCACCACCGCAAGCTGGCTCGAATCTTCACGGATGTTATCGAGGGGCGCAAGAAACGCGTCATCATCAACATCGCACCCCGTATGGGTAAGTCGGAGTTCAGCTCATACCTGTTCCCTGCTTACTTTTTAGGCAAATACCCAGAGAAGAAGATCATCATGGGCACCCACACTGCGGGTCTGTCAGAGGATTTTGGCCGACGGGTGCGTAACTTGATTGATGGCGAGGAGTACCACGAGCTTTTCCCTGAAACTTTGGTGGCAGATGACCAGAAAGCGGCTGGTAAATGGTCTACTGCGGCTGGCGGACAGTACTACGCTGCTGGTGTTGGTGGCGCTTTGGCTGGTCGCGGCGCTGATCTTTTCGTTATTGACGATCCCCACTCTGAACAAGATGTAAAAATCAACTCACGTCTAGCGTTTGACACGGCATGGAGCTGGTTCCAGACCGGTCCGTTGCAGCGTTTGATGCCGGGCGGTGCGATCATCCTCATCATGACTCGCTGGTCCAAGCTGGACCTGACAGGACGCTTACTGGACTACCAGACCAAGAACGATATTCCCGAAGATGACATGTGGGAAGTGGTCGAGCTGCCTGCCATCTTGAACGAAGACACCGAACGAGAGAAATCCTTGTGGCCAGAGCAGTGGCCATTGGAATCCCTCAAAGCCAAGAAGCAGGCAATGGACCCACAGTACTGGAACGCCCAGTACATGCAGAACCCTGTCTCCAACAACGCTGCGATCATTGCGCGAAACCGCTGGAGAATCTGGCCAAGCGACCAACCACCCACCTGCGAATACATCATTCAGTCATGGGACACGGCGTTTGAAGCCAAAACAACCGCTGACTACTCAGCGTGCACGACATGGGGCGTCTTCTACAACGAAGAAGAGGGTGACACAGCCCAGCTCATACTGCTCGACGCGTTCAAAGACCGCATGGAGTTCCCAGACCTCAAGGCAACAGCGCTCAAACACTACAAAGAGTGGGAGCCAGACGCGTTCATCGTCGAACGCAAAGCTGCTGGCGCACCGCTCATCCAAGAGCTGCGACTCATGGGCATCCCTGTACAAGAATTTACACCCAGCCGAGGAAACGATAAGATAGTGCGTCTGAACGCGGTTGCTGACTTGTTCGCATCCGGCAAAGTTTGGGCACCTGACACGCGCTGGGCACGCGAGGTTATCGAAGAAGTTGCGTCTTTCCCCAATGGCGAGAACGATGACTATGTGGATACTACCTCTCAAGCCTTGTTGCGGTTTCGACAAGGTGGATTCATCGCGTTGGACTCCGACGAGAAGGACGACCCCGTATATTTCCGACGCAAAGCTGCGTACTACTAAGGACCCAAGATGGCCACAAACATTGACAAAGCGCTGTACCAAAACCCTCTCGGCATGGAAGATGAAGCCTTGGGCGAGGAGCCAATCGAGATTGAGATTGTTGACCCAGAAGAGGTAAACATCGACATCGGGGACATGTCCATCCACATGGAGCCGGGCGAACCGAGCATCGACGACTTCGATGCCAACCTTGCCGACTACATCGACGATAGTGCCTTGCAGACAATTGCCAGCGAGTTGGACGATGACATTGACAACGACCTTGGCTCACGCAAAGAGTGGGAGAAGGCATACGTTGAGGGCTTGAAGCTCCTCGGTCTCCAGTACGAAGAGCGTACAGAGCCTTGGAACGGTGCTTGCGGTGTGTTCCACCCGATGATTACCGAAGCTGTTGTGCGCTTCCAATCTGAAGCCATCACGGAAACATTCCCTGCGCAGGGTCCTGTGCGCACCAAGATCATCGGCAAGCAAACGCCTGAGAAACAACAAGCGTCTGTGCGTGTTGAGAATGATTTGAACTATGAGCTGACAGAAGTCATGCGTGAGTTCCGTCCAGAGCATGAGCGCATGTTGTGGTCGCTGCCAGCCACTGGCTCGGCATTCAAGAAGGTGTACTTCGACCCTTCACTTGGTCGCCAAGTTTCGATGTTTATCCCCGCAGAAGACATCATCCTGCCCTACGGAGCGACAGACCTCGACACTTGCTACCGCGTCACGCACCAGATGCGCAAGACCAAAGCCGAGATCGTGCGCTTGCAGCAAGCAGGCTTCTACCGTGATGTGGAGATTGGTGAGCCTGACAAGGCGCAGTCCGACATTCAGAAAGCCAAGGACAAAGAGACAGGCTTCAGTGCCAATGACGATGACCGCTTCACCTTGTACGAGAGCCATGTTGACTTGGTGATTGACCAAGACCCATGCTGTGAGAAAGACAGCGACGACGAACCAGTTGGCATTACCTTGCCATATGTGGTGACCATGATTAAGGGCACCAACACCATCCTCGCCGTGCGCCGTAACTGGAAAGAAGACGATGACCTCCGACTCAAACGCCAACACTTCGTCCACTACCAATACATCCCCGGCTTCGGAGCCTACGGCTTCGGACTGTTTCACCTCATCGGTGGATATGCCAAATCAGCCACATCAATCATGCGTCAGCTGGTTGACGCGGGAACGTTGTCCAACTTGCCCGGTGGCCTCAAGTCACGCGGCCTTCGCATTAAAGGTGATGACACACCGATTGCCCCCGGCGAGTGGCGTGATGTAGACGTTGCGTCTGGCCAGATTCGTGATGCGATCCTGCCTCTGCCATATAAAGAGCCTTCAGCCGTTCTTGCTGGCTTGATGGACAAGATCGTTGAGGAAGGCCGTCGCTTCGCTGCCACCGCAGACATGAAGGTGTCCGATATGTCCGCACAGGCACCTGTTGGGACAACCTTGGCTTTGCTCGAGCGCCAGCTCAAAGTCATGTCTGCTGTTCAAGCACGCATGCACTACACCTTCAAACAGGAACTCAACCTGTTGGCCGACATCATCAAGGACTACACCGATGATGAGTACGACTACGACCCAGACAGCGACGCACCTCGCAAGGCTAAAAAGTCTGACTACAGCCACATCGACATCATCCCCGTCTCCGACCCCAACGCAGCAACCATGTCTCAACGCGTGGTGCAGTACCAAGCGGTCATGCAGATGGCGCAGATGGCACCCGATATTTACGACTTACCTAAACTACATCGTGGTATGTTAGAGGTCTTAGGTATTAAAAATGCTGACAAGCTCGTGCCGTTGCCTGATGACGAGAAACCCAAAGACCCCGTGTCGGAGAACCAAGCCATCCTCAAGCAGTCCCCTGCCAAGGCGTTCTTCTACCAAGATCACGCAGCGCACATCGCTGTGCACATGTCCATGAAGCAGGACCCAACAATCGCTGCGCTCATTGGACAAAACCCCAACGCTCCAAAGATCATGGCCGCTTTGGATGCGCATATTGCCGAACACGCTGGGTTCCAGTACCGCCAGCAGATCGAGCAGCAGCTCGGTATGCCGTTGCCTGCTGAAGACTCCAAGCTGCCTCCTGAGATTGAAGTGTCGTTGTCTGGCATGCTGGCGCAAGCTGCGCAGCAGGCTCTGGCACAGAACCAAGCTATGGCTCAACAGCAAAAAGCCCAGCAAATGGCGCAAGACCCTGTTGTACAAATGCAACAGCAAGAATTGCAGATCAAGCAAGGCGAGTTGCAGCTCAAGATGCAAGAGTCCCAAGCCAAGTTGCAGATCGCTCAAGCCGAGTTGCAGCTCAAGTCTCAGGAACTGCAAGCCAAAACTGCGCTCGACGCAGCCAAAGCTGAGAACAGCAAAGAGCTGACTCAAGCAAAAACCCGTTTGGACGGTGTGAAAGCCGCCGGCGTTATGTATGCCCAGCAACAACAAGCCAACAAGGAGAAGCCAACTAAATGATCCAAGACTTCGCACGCGTATTGCGCGAACAAATACGCAAGGATTTAAACAACTACGCCGATGATCTGGCAGGCGGCGTCTGTCAGAACTTCGATCAGTATCAAAAACTCTGTGGGGTGATTCAGGGTCTTGCCCTCGCAGAGCGTTACATCATCGACCTTGCTGAAAAAGTGGAGAAAGCAAATGACGAGTGAAAACGAGTCAGGACTGATCTTGCCCCCGGGCATCGTCTTACCTAAACAAATCCAACCAAAGGAAGCGCCCGATGCAGACGCTACCAACGAGACCAAGGCTTCGGCTTTGCCTCGCGCAGTTGGTCACAAACTCGTGTGCATAGTCCCTGAAGTGTCCGACAAAATCGAAGGCACGGAACTGGACCTTGTGCGCGACTACAGCACCATGAAACAGGAAGAGCACGCCACAACCGTGTTGTTCGTTCTCCGTATGGGCCCCGATGCCTATCAGGATAAAGAGCGATTCCCTTCCGGTCCTTGGTGTGCCGAAGGCGATTTCATCGTCGTTCGTACCTACACAGGCACCCGCCTGAAAGTGTTTGGCAAAGAGTTCCGCATCATCAATGATGACCAAGTGGACTGCGTTGTCGACGACCCCCGCGGTATTACCCGCGCTTAAAGGAGAAGAAATGGACCCCAAAGACGAGTTCAAGTTCCCCGACGAGATCGAGGAGAACAGCGTCGAGATCACAACCAACGCCGATGAGGTAGAGGTTGAGGTTGTAGATGACACCCCACCACAAGACCGTGGTCGCAAGCCTCTTGAGAAAGAAGTCGAAGACCCAACGGACGAAGAGATTGAAGGCTACTCTGACAAAGTTCAGCGCCGCATCAAGGACTTGACACATGCTCGCCACGACGAGCGCCGTGCCAAGGAATCGCTGATGCGTGAGAAACAAGAGCTGGAGCGCTTTGCGCAACAGATTCTGGAAGAGAACAAGAAGCTCAAGACGACAGTCCACGAAGGCAGCCAGCAGTTTGTGTCAATGGCACAGACAGCAGCGGAAGCCAAGTTGGAAAAAGCGCGTCGCGAGTACAAGGCTGCGCAGGAATCGTTCGATCCTGATGCCATCCTTGCTGCTCAAGAAGCTCTGTTCGATGCCA